AGTTCTGTGGCGAACTCGGTAAGTTCAGCACCGCCGATAGAGCCTGACGTATCAATGGCTACGATGACCTCGCCAATGGTTTCGTTCTCCATGCTTGGCAGATACATATCATTAGCCAACTGACGCTTGTTCATCTTGCGCCACGTAAACTCATCCTTGCCTTTCATCGCTGATGATACAAAGTCACGTAGTGCATCTCGCCAATCAATCTTGGGTTCGAGTAACTCTCCGATAGCACGTGGCATCTATGCACCCATGCGACCAGCGAGCATACCGCCTTCACGCAAAGCCTTGTCGATACCATCTGATAGTTCTTTGAGTTCTTCGGGAGTTATGTCCTTAAATGATTCCCAGTCATGCTCATCGAAACCATCGCCACCCATGTCATACTCTTTGCCATTGGCTTTGATTTTGTTGTTGCTATTTTGCTTTCCACCCTGTGATGGAGAACTATTCTGCTCATCACCATCCTCATGCCCATCAGATGAGCTACCCGTCCCTTTACCTCGCTGAGGATTCTCCTTACGGATATAGTTGTAGACCTCACGCATATTCCAGTTATGGAAGAATGGGTCATACAACGCACCTTCGGGCAACGCAACGATAGCCTCGTTACCTCCGCTAATAGTTCCTTTGATGTTGAAGATGATGTCATTGACTACAAAATCAGCCGCCATGTTTGCAATCTTAGAGTCTTCCTTGAACATATCCTTACCACGTGGGATTTGTTTTAGTGCCACATGAAGATTCTCATGGAGGACAAGACCACGCAACTTGGGTTCACAGTCGATAGTCTCTAAGAATGGCTTAGAGTATCTCTTGTTAACACCATCGGTGTATGCCGTAAACTTATCATCACTCACCTCTGACTTACCCATCAGCATGACACCGCTATACAACGCAGTCTCAGGGTGTTTCATCAATGCGATATGCGCTTTCTTCAAGCGAACTTCTTGCTTATTGTTTTGCATTTGTTACTCCTTGTTAATTAGACAATATAAAAAACCTGTAATCACACCCAAACCGAACATGATTAAAGACCACATGAATAGTCCGACTTCCATAGCTTTCCACCTCCTCGTGGTTAGTTAATTAGAACAACTCGTGATTATTCTTAGCCCACTCTGCAATCTGCAAATTGTGGCGAGCAAGCTTGGTTGCCTTGGTGTTGCGCATCATCATGGTAAAGAACACCGCTTGCACCTCTGAACTAGGAATCTTATTGACGAACTTCATAAACTTATTCAACTCGTCTTGAGTCTCTAGCACATCGACTGCTTGGAACATAATCATTAACTGCGCTGATACTTCGTCGGGAACTTTAACTCCTTCTGGGTCTTTGACGATGTCCTTCACATCCATCAGAGTCTTCTCTAGCGATAGAAACGCTGACATATCTCCAGCACCAGCAAGACCGATAGTGCCAGCCAATGCGACCATTGTTGCGTTCTCACCTAACGTATCACGATTACGCACAATAACATCACACTTAGCGAGAGACCTTGGCGAACAGAATGATAGTTGAGTCTTCTTGGGGTTGAACACGTATGGGTTGTCGTCTTGGTTGCCATCACGATACGATGCCAATGTCCTTGGGAACAACGCAACGAACGCACGAACAACACGAGAGATACCCTTAGCTGATGCCCACTCTAGCCAGTCATTGACTGACGGTTTGCTCATCTCCATGATGCACACACGATTACCAGCATGGGCGAGCATTGTGTCGCCGACCCCATCGCTTGCATTATTCGACGTGCCGAAAACTATGCTTCCACTTGGTAGTGGAACGTCACCCACCATTCTCTCTAGCATTAGTCGGGTAAAGATAACTTGCAATAGCTTTGGTGCTTTCATGAACTCGTCGAGCAAGATGACCTTTGGCTTAGGAGAGTCAAGCTTGAAAAGAGACGAGACGTAATACTCAAGTGACTTACTACCATGGTTGGGAATAGTCATACCTACGTCTGACATATCTTTTACGGGACAGTCCACATAGATATAGTCATACTTGTCGCCATGGTCTGATTCCATCATGGTTAATAGAGAAGTCTTACCACACCCAGGCTCAGAGACTATGATTGGTGTGATTTCTGAACCTATTAGAGGAATGACTTTGCGTAACTCGTTGATGGTTACGGTTGCATTGAAATTGAGTTTGCTCATTTGATTCTCCTTGATTAGTGTTACACGATTAGATGGAATTGAAACTACCGAACTTGGAAAGAATATCGTCTATGCCTTCCTTAACATGGTGGCGAACTGCATCGGAATCTCTGATGTCCTCTGCCTTCACACCACGTAATACTTTCTCTAGCGATGCACGTGCTTCTTCCAATCCTGAATCATTGTTAAGATTAAATCGCTTAAAACTTTCGCACATTTCTAGGGCTTTCTGTATGGTTGTGTCGTAAATCTTGCGCCGTTTGGTTCGCACCTCACCGCCATTGTCATACTCATCGACACCGCAACAATGCGAGATGGACTCCATGACCTCGACCATGCGTTCTGATTGCTCTTGCGCAATGGATTCTATAATCCGTGCCGACTGTGTTTTGTATGTATTAAACAAGTCATCAGCGATGTCATTGGCTATGCCACAGCGAAAGTCGTTCATCGGCACTTCGGACACATACAAGTTAAGACTGAACTTGGAGTGAACTTGTTCCTTAGTCGGATAGTCATCTCGGTTGAACATAGTGCCTTGCTTGAAAGCCATGTCGGACACGATTGAATCGTAGTCGCTTGTTAATGAATCCACTAACGCATGGAAAGCTATTTCATGCTCGTGATACTCTTGCTTGAACTTAGGCACGTCAACGCTTGGCAACAAATTCTGCGATTGATTCCATTTGTAAGTGCGACGCTGGAGCCAGTTATAGATGGTCTGCCGATAGTTAACCACCGCCTTGTGCTTGGGATGATTAGCCAACAGATTCTTAACATACCTGCCCGCGGACTTATCAGCGTTCTTTGCCGTAGTAACTTCATCGCTGATGCCTCGGTCTTGCTTGGTTGCCGACCATACGCTGATGTCCACGCTTACTAGGACTGCTGAACTAGCAAGGCTAATCAGGTGTTCGGGTTTGGTTAATTCCATATTCATACACTTCTCCTTGGTTTAATTGAACTGCTTTGTCTTTGACCACTTACGCTAAAAGTAAATCCACTATCACGTGGTAAGTTAAATAACTTACCGATACAACAACTAACAACTTGCCCCAAAAGTCTTCCATGACTTTGTCCTTTCCATAAAAGTATCCTCCTCCAGTTTCATAAGTATAACACAACTTTACATTTGAGTCAATGGTGATGTATGACTTTTTTATCTCACTCCCAGTCCACATACACCGACCGATTGATTCCCATCCACCCATACTCGCCGTTACCCCACACTTCCTCAATGTTGTCGTTAGTGTCCTCACCCACACGAGCAAACGCACCGCCTATATACAGGTTATTCGTATTGCCCTCGTCAGCCCACTCTCTCGATAATTGGATTAATGCCTCATGACACGCAACGTCGGGGTAAGTGTCATACCACTTAACTCCTTCGGCAAAGAATCGGATTTCGAGTTTGTCCTCAAGCACCTTAAAGACTTCATCCTCTTGGTCTGAAAAGCACAATGCCGTCGCCTCTTTCGACTTCGCTTCGGCTATGAATGTATAGAACGAATGTTTGGCTTTAGTATCATCCTCGCCTCCAAACCTGATTGTGTATGCAACTGTTGACCTATATCCCATGTTCTTCTCCTATAAATGTTCTAACCCAGTCTACGTATATCTCATCAGCGTAGAGCCACCTTGCCATCCGCCTACTGTTAGGCACGTCTATCGGGTAATTAACCAATAGAGCATGGTTGTCGCTACGCACCAGCTTGTAGAACTCAGGCTTGTCGGGCTTGCGATATAACTTAATGACTTTCATACACCACCTCTTTTAGTTTGATTAACTCTCGGTCAAGGGCTTCTTCGCCCCACTCGCTACGGATACGCAAAATCCTGTCTACGTTTCCACTATCTAGTAGAAACTTAGCCATCTCATGCCCACCTGACCGCACCGCATTGATGACTTGGAGTAGGAATATCTTATCTTCGCCTTTCATTTGACTAACCCTCCTTTGTTGTTGAGACCCTTCAAGTCAGCCCTATCCGTAATGAGCATATAGTTTGACTTGTGCATTGGGGCGACTGTGCGCACCACCTTACTTGCTAGGTCATCACCGCATGGCATACAAATCGCATAGCCGATGGCTAGCCGTTCCGCAGCGTATGTGTTACCGCATAACTTACATTGTGGGGTAAAAGTTTCATCAATCATGGTAGGTATCCTCTGTCGTCGCCGAACGATGCTTCATACTTGTCCAGCCAGTCGTTGAACTCTGCTTCATAAAGCGCCCATGCTTCATCGCTATCTTCGAGTCCACGATAGCGTGGGTCGAGAATTGGCTTTTGTTTGCTAGCACGATGTTCTTCAAATTGAATCAAAGCATTTTTAAGTTTGCCCATGTCCTTCTCCTTTATCGGATTAAATGATTTCCACTACCTCGTGGAAAGCTAAATAGCGTTGAAGGGTTCGTCTTGCTTGGTAATAAGTTGCCCATCAACATTATTAGTATACCATAACTTTACATTTGAGTCAACCTCTTGTATGACTTTTTTTCCTGATGGGTGCTGAGGTTTTTAACCTCTCCGATAAAAATTCCAAGTTTGGGAAAAAATTCCAGCGAAATTCCAGTTTCAAAAAGCGAATTGGAATTTTTTTAGACCTAGTAGAAATGGGCTGAGAGGCTTATAAAATAAGGATGTAGTAGTAGTAGTAGTATTAATAAATATATAAAAATTCCAAAATTCCAATAAAATTTAGGAGGGGATACCGTCTGGTGCGAAAAAGTTGCACTGGGAAAACAAGCCTTGCTCTCCCGCTTTTTTCTCAATTACCCCCTGTCCCCTTCGTGCAAAACTTGGAATTTTGGAATTTTCGTTGTAAGTTTATGATTACTAAGTAAAATTAAATTCCAATTCGTGTTTTTGAAACTGGAATTTTTTGTTCCGACACAGATGCCCCAATCCAAAAATTGGAATTTTCTGTTTTGCTGTGTCAGTTCTTATAATTCTAAATGATACAAAGCAAATTCCACTAGACCGTGGAAAGCTAAATAGTGACCTTGTGCTGGCAAAGGCAAGACACTCGCACACGCGCGCGAGAACAAATAACTGGTTTCAAAATTTGGGCGCAAAAAAAAGGGACAAGGCAATTTAGCCCTGTCCCTTATGAATCTACTACTTGATAGCTTTCACTATCGCATTCACTACAGCATCGTCTACTGTAGTGTCCCCTCTAGACTTCGCTGTCTTAGCTCTGTCCTTGATTGTGGACACAGTATCAGACAACCATACGGCAAAGTCCTTTGTAGGTGCACGTTCCCGCTTTTTACCTACTAGACTATCTAGATACTGTTTAACGTATCGCTTCAAGTCCTTCATGCGATTGGACTTATAGTCTGACCAATCGTCCCGCAATGCTTTATGAATCCCATGCTTCACAGGGTCATCATTTCTGAAGTTCCCAAAAGCTTGTGATGAAAAGGACATCACATGGTAGACATCAATGCGCTGTGAACCCTCTGTCCCCTCTTCACAGGGAATCCAATCCTGTGTGTAGTGCTGTGCGGGTTTTAACTCATTGAAGCGCAACATCTGACCCTCTTCAAGCTCTGCTTTAATTTCATCAGGGATTGATTCTAGGAACGTTGCACACTTAGTGTGTATGAATCTTCCGATTGATACACCACGTTCAGAGCTGATACAACCTTGATACGATGCATCCTTTAAGGATACGATTTCTGCTTTTTTGGACATATGTCCTCCTGTGTCTGACACACCATTGTGTCATTGATTACATTTCTACAGGATAGAACCCCTTATGTAAAGTTCCACTATCACATGGCACACTATTTAACCACGCACTCGACGTGCGCGCGAGGACAAATAACTGGTTTCAAAAGGTCGGGGCGAAAAAAAGCCCGACCTTGTTAGGGTCGGGCTAGGTGTTACTTAGACCAAGCGGTCATAAAAGCGTTACGGGCTATATCAAACTTAACCTTATCCGCAGTATCGTCACCACGCTTCTGAGCGTTATCGCACTTAATGCGTAGGTCTTTGAATACATCTTCTAAGCGTTTAGCAAAATCAGCAGTTGCCCCACGCTCTCTCGTTTGACCTTCACTCAGGATAGTGCGAGCCTGACGCTTGAGGTCACCCAAGCGGTTAGAGCAGTAGGTGTTGACCTTGTCACGCCACTCTTTGACGATAGCGTGTAGGTAGGGGTTTTCGTTTTTGAGTTTCCCATACTGTTGCTGACTGTAAGCGAAACAGTAGTCAACACCGATAACGACTTTCTCTCGCTCGTTTTCGAGGGCTGGATTAGAGCCATCAATGAGTAAGTAATGGTCGTTAACGACTGCGTAGGTTTGAGGCTTGTTGACCTCGTTAAACCGCAAACGATAACCATCATACAGTTGCTCTTTTACTTCATCAGCAACAGTCTCGGGAAAGCCCTTTGACTGGTCAATAACATAGCGAGCAACTAACCGCATGCGGTCATTAGCGACTGCTTGTTTATACGCACCATCTTTAAGACTGGTGATTTGGTCTTTTACTTCTACTGCTTGGGCTGATTTAGCCATGGTAACTTCTCCCTATAAAATAGAGTACTGCGGTTATGTCGGGCATGATTGCTTCGACAGTTTTAGTTATACGCATACAAGCCCCATAAGTAAAGTTTCACGCTCGCATGGATAACTAAGCAACGACCCTGTACACGCTCGCTCGGTGTGCTCGAGGACGTATAACTGGTTTCAATCCCCGCTTTCGCGGGGCTGAGTGTTACTCGACTTCTGCGCCTTGTAACGAATGAACATCCCATGCAATGCCTGCCGCTGTTTCAACTTGAGGCATGATGATTTCGTTGAATATCTTATCCATGCTTGCGTCGTTGAAGATGTCATAGGCTTGTGATACATGGGCAACCCACTTGGTTACATACTGTGCTCTGCTTAGTTGGATTGGTTTACCGAATGAATTGCTAAACTGTTTAGTTACTATCATGATTACTTCTCCTTAGTTAGTGGGGGGCTTGCGCCCCCCTGTTGATTACCTAGCGTACTTAACCGCTATGGTCTTACCGATTGGGTTAGTCACCTTGATGAACACGTCATTGTTAGGGTATTGATACAACCAACCTAATGCCTTACCCTTAGTCCATGCTGTGTGACTAACCTCTTTGTTACCCCATAGAACAGATACTGTGTACATATACTTCTCCTTGTAGTAGGTATGCACAATTGCTTACCATGTATTTAGTTATACGCAACCCTACCCCATATGTAAAGTTTTAGCGTGCCTATATGCGACCCCCACCACCCCGAATTCTATTTGGGTCCCCCCGCATGCCCCATACCCCATAATCCACACAAATAACTCCACAAAATTTATAAAATCGGCATTAAGTAGAAAAAACGAAATGCCATTTTCTTTAACATAATCAAATAGTTAAGCTTAAAACACATGACGGTCAACCCGTTTTTACTTTACATATTTCTAAGTGTATACCCCTACCCCCCTCACATTTTTAGCTGCCTGGGTATGTGTTCGAGCCACAGAAACACCCCCCTATAGGAGTCCCAAAACGCAAAAACGCCGTATACTATTTTTACTCTTCACGTGAGTCGTGCGGGGGTGGGCACGAAAGATTTCCACCCCATCAGTAAAGAATTTATTTACAAAAGAAAAAGATGTCGTATATACTTGCGAAAACTGCAAGGGTCAGACATGGATGTATTAATACCCAGTATTGAGGAGAACATTCCCCTCCCTAAGAATGCTCAAGAAGCCTTCCCTGACCTAACTCCGACTGAAGAATTAAACATGCGGGCTTCAGTTGTAGCGCTAATGTCTGATCTAACAGGGCAACCTATCTCCCCAACGCAAGAAAATGTTACTGAAGCTAAGGCTTTAGCCAAAGAAATGCTTACAAATCCATTAGTTAGACCCGATTTCTCTAAATATCCTAACGAGACGCTTGCTATGCTAGCTGGTATGGTGGCTCAGATGAACGTCTCGGTAGTAGACGAGCTAGCGGAGCTTAAAACCTACGTGGTTAACCACCTAGTTCACTCAGTTGAGGCTTCAAAAGACGTAAAAACCAAGATTACAGCCCTACGTGCCTTGGGTGAGGTCGATGGAGTAGACGCATTTAAGAAAAGAACCGAGATTACCCACAAGATTCAGACCATGGAAGAGGTTGAATCCGAGTTATTGGAGCTTTTAGACGAGGTAGAGAGCAAATATATAGACGTAGAGGCTAAAGAAGTCATTAATAAAGAGCGAGATGACCCAAAACCTGCGTAAATTAACGCCAGAACACCTGTTTAAGCTACGTCAGATCATCAAAAACAAGAATGTACCCGACGAACACAAGCGAAAAGCAAAGGATTTATTAGCAAAACATGACGAATTCCTCACTCAAGAACGAGGAAAAATATCCTTTTTGGACTTTGTTAAACATGTTTATCCAGGATATAAAGTCGGACCGCATCATCTCAAACTGGCTCAAATTTTTGAAGATATTGCTGCTGGTAAGAAAAAACGAGTCATTGTTAATATCGCTCCGCGCCATGGTAAATCAGAACTTATATCCTATCTCGCTCCTGCCTGGTTCTTGGGTAAGTATCCACAGAAGAAAGTCATCATGGCCTCTCATACAGCGGATCTGGCTGTTAACTTTGG